AACAAATTGATGACCGCTGTTTGGGATGACAATGCTTGCGTAACTTCTGGAGCCTACGTTGTTGAGGCAACCGGATGGTGGAGCGAAGACGGTAAAGGTTGGTACGGAGTCGAGTCTTCTGAGGACCTTAAGAACTCCGCGATCCTGTTTCTTGGTGGTGATTTAGACGGCAGCTACAACAAATAATCACCAACGCGCAACAAACCATAACTCATACCATCAAATACCATGACTAAGGACACAAACATTACGGTTCAACTCCCCACCGAGATTTCCTATTGGGGATCAGATTGCCGCGAGCAAGATGTTGATCGCATCTTGAGCAATCTCGAAACAATGATTGAAAGAGAGTTTTCGGAAACCCCTTATCGAATACTTTTTGAGCGCACAATGACTCCGATTGGATCTGGAATTCACGGAGACTGCGAAACAGCGATGCTTGCTGTCAGAGTTTTTATCGAAGAGAACTGGATGAACGCTCTTTGAACCATCAACACCCATCAACACCCATCAAATACCATGAAGTACCATTGCAGAAACAAAGATAACAAAGTCCTCAGCATTCACCGCAGCATTGAGGAGGCTCTCAGAGCTAGAGACGTTTGGAACCATACGATTGAGCTAATCGGAATTACCGATGAGACCGGACGGATCTTAGAAGCCCAAGAGATCATCCAATCCAAAGCCGCTGCTTGGATGAAAGGTCTTCGATGAATCTTGGACCTTTAATCGCGGCTCTCATCACTGTGGAGTCTAACGGACGGGACAATGCCATTGGCGACGGTGGTCTAGCTATCGGTTCGCTCCAGATCCACAAAGCGGTTGTGGTGGACGTTAACCGAATCGCTGGAACCAGCTACACTCACCAGCAGATGACCAACCGGATTGCGGCTCGTAAGGTCTGCGAGATCTATCTGAGCCGCTACGCTTCCGGTAAGTCCAACGAAGAAGCCGCTCGTATTTGGAACGGTGGACCAACTGGTCACAAGAAGACGGCAACTGTCAGCTACTGGAACAAAGTCAAAAAGCACCTATGAACAAGTCAGTCATTATCTCAGAAGAAACTCACAAACTACTCAAAGAATACTGCCAAAGCGAAGGCATCAAAACCCAACATCTAGCGGATCGAATTATCCGCGAGTGGTTGGAGAAGAAGAAGGAGTCTAAATGAGCGATCATATTCCTGAAGTCACGAAAATGATCAGCGATACCCCAATATCAGACTCAACCGCTCACAACATAGCCGATCTTGGTATGCTGTGCAGGAAGTTGGAACGCGAACTCAACGCAGCCAATGACCGCATCAAGCGGCTGGAGGAGGCGGGGGATAGAGCGATTGAGAACTCATACTATCCAGACCGAGTTAAGGTGTGGCTCAAAGCCAAGGAGGCCAAGCTGTGAGCATTGAAGAGCGAATCATAAAAGTAGCTGAAGAGCCGCTTGGTCTTTGGGCGGTGCAGCGCAACAAGCGCGAACTCCGCGCAATCGCTCTCGATGTTCGTAAGCTGGAGGATCGGTTGAAACAACTGGAAGCCAAAGCGGATGAACTCCATGACCTCGAAAAATGGTTGGAGGGACGATGAAACTACGACCGATCAAATGGGTGCTGTCACCCACCGACGACCACATGCTTTCCATGGAATGCACCGACATTGAGATCGTCGATGAAGGCGGCGGCGAGTACGTCGAGGTCAGTCAATCTGCTGATGGCCATGGCAAGATCAGCATCAACCCAGAGGAGTGGACCGTGCTGCGTAAGGCAATCGACGACGCGATAAAACAATGCAGGGACCTAAAACCATGAGATCAGTTCAAGACATCATGCGAGAAGGGACCGGCATCAAAGTCCTAAGCCGCAAAGACGTTGGAGAAGCAGTCAGAGCAGCCAAAGCTAAGAAAACAGAGTTCACTAGCTTCTGGACTCGAAAGAGAGGCAAAGCAACCAAATGAGACAATCAACATACATACCACTTAGAGGACACATACCACAAGCAGTTGTATTAGAAGTACTAGAAGACATTAGCAAAAACAAAACATACAGACAGATCAAAGAAGATTACTCGGTCAGCTTAGGTTGGATACACAAAGTCAGACATAACAAGATTAGAAAATGAGCATACTTAGCAAAATCGGAATCACTAAAGACGCAATCGCAAGACTGTTAGGAGTCCACAAGACGGTGACGGTTGAGGAACCGCAATGGAAGCCACTCAGCAAGAAGACCAAGCGCGGTCGTGGACGACCCAAAGGCCAGAAGATCCCGCAATGGGTCGTTGAAGCGGTCAGGAACTCTCACAAGAGCTTCACCGCTAAGGAACTCTCAACCAAGTACGGAGTCTCTGACTATTGGGTCTGGGCTATACGCAACAACAAGTTCAGAAAGTAACCAAATCTAACGATAATCAACGCGAGTGTGTCTTGATTAAGCTCTAATTCCATGATTCTTCAACATTGTGAACATTACACAGCACCAACGCCGAGTTATGGCGATTGGTTGCAGTCATGGGAACCGAGCCAATCAAGATGCACTCGCTGCGGTGCTTTTGTTTCGCGAGAGATTCAAGCCAGACGAAGTGATTCATCTCGGAGACGCATACGATCTTGCATCGTTGCGGTCTGGTTCACTCCGAGACCCTCAAGACTCGGACCAAGCCGATGACTATCTCGACGACATTCAAGAGGGGGCAAAGTTCCTTAATGAGCTAAGACCAACAGTATTCACAATGGGCAACCATGACGAGCGAGCTAAGAAGTATCTCAATCATCATAACGCTGTTGTCCGTGGATTTGCTGAAGCTGTATGGGAACGAATGCTAAAACCAATTGAGAAACACTGTCATACGTTTATCAAATACAACGATTGTCTTGATAGGTCGTTCTATCGGTTGGGCGGATTTAAGTGGGGACACGGTGTATTGTATGGTGAAAACTTTATCCGTGATTCAGCCGAAACATTTGGTAACTGCGTTGTGGCTCATGCTCACAGAGCAGGTCAAGCGACTGGTCGCACTCAATCAAATCCGATTGGCTTTTGTGTTGGAACGCTTGCAGACATTCCAGCGATGGATTACGCGGGCAAACGACGATCAACCCTAGCATGGTCCCACGGGATTGTTTTTGGGGAATACACAGATAACTCAGCGCAACTCTACCTCCACCAATGGCCTCAAAACGAACAGAAATGGACTCTGCCGAGCTTTTAAGACAGCTTCGGCTTGCCATAGCTAACCAACCAGAACCGGTCCCAGAAGGGTTTAAAACCTCCGCACAGTGGGCTGATGAGTGGAAGATTACCAATAACGCTGCGGGAATTGTACTCTGTAAATCAGTCAAAAACGGATTGATAGAGTCCAAAAAGTTTCGCGTAATGTCTGGATCTCGCGGTGTTTATCCCGTCGTGCATTACCGTCTAAAACAATGAAATACAGATCTAAGACCAATCAGAATCTCACCGTTGAGTACATTTCCGAAGCTCAACTGCGTATCGGTGAGACCAAGCGGCTGTGTGTCGTGTATGAGCGTGAGGGTTACTTCTACGTTCGACCGAAAGCTGAGTTCTACGACAAGTTTTTTATGGACGAAGGTCCAAAGCCGAGTTAGGAATAAGCAGTCAGCGCAAGCCGTGAGAAGCAAGCGTTGATAACTCTACCTGAAGCCATGTTCAACCAACTTTTCCCCACTCTTTCCGTGTACGTCCCGTCGCTTCAGCGGGAGTTCTCACCACGGACTGAGTGGGGTTTCTGTTTGTAGCATGATCATAGAAACTGACTTCCTAGATCACTGGAAAACCAGATTGATCGTCCGATTATTGGGAACCGAAAGCGCACCGCTCCATATCATCAGACTCTGGTCTCACTGTCAGACCAGAAAGACCAACCGATTCCCTGAATGGAATCCAGAAATCCTATCCGCTGTATGTAAGTGGGGAGGAGATGCAAATGTGTTTTGGTCTGCAATCCTCCAGACATTTGGACGGATAGAAGACGGATGTTTTGTTGCCCATCAATGGGATGAGGTTAACTCCAGTCTGATTGCCTCATGGTCAAATGGTGGAAAAGGAGGAAGGCCAAAGAAACCCAGAGATAACCCACGGGTTAACCCAGACTCAAATCCGGTTATCCCGCAGGTAACCCACGGGGTAACCGATAGAGAAGAGAAGATAGAGAAGACAAATTCTTTGGCGACTCCAAGCGTAGCAGACCCAGAATCCGATTCGCTTCGCTCACGGATTAACAAATGGTTTTATCGCAGAGAGAACACTGAGTGGACCGAGAAAGAACTCAAAGCTCTCAAGATTGTCGTGAAGCTTAAGACTCCAGAATCGGACTTGCAGCTTCTGGATGCTCGCTATGAATCCAAAAACAAGTATCGCAGAAAGGACATTCTCACGCTGCTGAACAACTGGAACACCGAGATTGATCGTTGTAAGTCTGGAGACGATGACTCGCAACAATCACTCCCGATCCAACCTGCTCAAAAGAAAGACGTTGATTGGAGGGATTCGATATGAATGACCCGTACTTTGCTCAAGACGATGAGTTTGGTCTGATCGGAGCTTGTCTCACGGGATCAATCGACACTTGTTCCGATGCATTCGCTGAGGTCAAAAGCGAGTGGATCGAAACCGATTCACTCCGCGATACCTACGAGACGATCAAATCTCTGGTTCAAGCCAACCGGACTCCAACGCTCCAAGAACTCGGGAAGGAATGGCGAAAGATGCATGGCAATCAGCCAATCCCATTTGAGGATTGGAATAAAGCGATGGAGATTTGTCCATCACCAGCCAATCTGCCGTACTACACCAAAGGCATAATCGAAGCTGCTCACCGGAGACAACTGAGAGCCGCAGGAGACCGCTTGATACGCGAGTCCGCTGTCCTGACCCTCCAGCCAGATCAAATCGTCTCTAATGCCGAGTCTGGCCTCAGCATTGAGGTATCCAGAGAGACACTCTCAACCTCAAAGCAGGTTGCGGGATCGTTTATTGACCAGATGCAGGAACGTTTCTCTCGCAAAGGTACATTGAGCGGGGTCACGACCGGCTTCCATTGGTTGGATCAAATGACCGATGGTTTGCAGCACCGCGAGATGGCCCTAATTGCGGCTCGTCCATCTATAGGTAAAACCGCCATTGCAATCTCCATCGCTGAAGCCGCAGCGGTGAGAGCTAAAATCCCAACGCTTTTCATCTCTCTAGAGATGTCTAAGGAAGCGATCTTCAGACGCTCAGTTGCATCTATCGGAAGTGTACCAATGCAATCGCTTAAGAGCGGCAACCTAAGCGAAGGTGATATGCGCTCAATGAGTCTGGCTGCTGGTAAGATTGCCTCTAGTCCGCTCTGGTTCTTGGATGGCTCAAGTTCTCAAAGCGTTGCATCAATCACCGCAAACGTCCGTCGAGCAGTCAGAAAGCACGGTGTTCGTCTGGTGATTGTCGATTACATCCAGAAGGTGAAAGCAGCAGACAAAGCAGAGAAACGCACCTATGAGGTCGCGGAGGTCAGCGGTAAGCTCAAAGACATTGCGGTGCAAACCGGAGTGGCAATGCTCTGTCTGGCTCAATTGAACCGTGAGAATGAAAAGGAGAAGGGTCGTCCACCGCGCTTGAGTGACCTAGCGGACAGCGGACAGCTAGAGCGTGATGCTGACTGCGTAATGCTCTTAGACCGAGACCGGAGAGAAGCCAAAGGCCAAGCTTCAATCATCATCGCCAAACAACGTGACGGTGAATGCGGAGCCGTAAAGCTATGGTACGACGGTCAGTATTGCCGCTTTGGCGAGATTGCCCCCGATACTTAATCCCAACGATAGGTTGACTGCCATAAACCATTGCTGTAAACTGACCAACGAAAGCAAGAAACACCCACAAACACCATGCAAACCGGTAAGATTGACGTTACAAAGATCGACAAAGCATTCCTATTCAAAGGC